TCCGCTTCACAGTTCACTGTGATCTTGGACGGTTCCCATCCCACCGATTTCAGCTGGGCCAGGTACGTTCTGTTCTGGCTCTGATCATAGCCGATATGATCATTGAGTGCAGCGTCGATGGCAAGTTGAGCAAGCTTCAGCGCAACCTTCTGATCCGGATATCGCAGCACACAGGTCCAGGGACGGCTGTACCAGTCCCGCATCCGCCATTCTTTCCCGGACTGATCACCAGCCTGACCACCCGAGTAAGCGCCGTTCTCATCGGAACCACTGTTGGAGATATAATGGGTTCCGGTCGAAAGGATATACTTCGCATGGGTAGCGGACATCTGCACAATCTCGTCCTGACTGGTGTCCTGGCTGGTACCTTCGCTGGTGTACTTGTCGTAGTATGTCTGACCATACCTGGCACGCTTCACCTGAACCGTCTCACTCTGATCCGCAGGACGCTCGAACTTCAGCAGCACGGCATCGGAGGCTTCCCGGACGGAAGTTGCAGATACCAGTGTATTCCATACCGACGTATAGCCCTTGATCTCCTGGAGCAAGAAACCAAGCTGCATGGTCAGGTCGCCGATGCTCTTTCCTGCCGTCTTCGCGTAACTCGCGAGTGATTCTTTCCGGCTATAGTATGTCCACTGGGCAAGCCCATAACCGTAGCCGTCGTGGATGAAAGTGTCGGCAGAATAAGCGCCGCTGTCAAATGCTGCCGTGAATTCCTCATCCGTCATACCGAGCTTGGTGTTGCCATTGTTCTGGAGATTGTTCGCGTGAAGATTGCTCTCCGCTTTGAGGTTCCCCATCAGCCCGGCTACTCCGTAGGCATTGCCAATAACAGACATGAGGGTATCCCAGATGAGCTTCTCTTCATCAGTTGCGGATGTGGTTGGAGTCGTGGTCTGCTGAATGGCTGCATAAGCTTTCTCCAGAGCCGCCTTCGTTTCATCCCCATACACACCATCAGCTGCCAGACCGTGAGCACTCTGGAAAGCGATTAAACCGGCAAGCGTATTCTCACCGAAATCACCATCAGCTCCTGTGCTGCCGCAGGAATAGCCACAGGCAATCAGCATCGTCTGCATGGTCTTCACTGCATCGCCGCTGTCGCCTTTTGAGAGGCCCGCTTTAGGCTGAATAGTACTACCCTCCGCCACCAGTAGCGCCGCCACATCGTTGCGAACAGTATCCATTGTCACACCGTACTTCCGGGACCAATGCTGCACATCGCCGTGATTGCTTCCGAGTCCTAAGCTGTGACTGCCGGTGTGATCGATAATAGTCGGGACCTGCAGACCGTTATAGCTGATCGTGCCCTTCGGATCGATGCCGAACATCTTACACAGGTAAGCCGTCATCTCGCATGCTTCCTTGTACACGGCATCCCAGTAGCTCTTATCGTTCAGCCCATCCTCGCAGATCTCGAACTGGATGTGCGTATCATTACAGGACCCCTTGGATCCGCTTCCACAGCCCCACGGCCTGTAATCCCAGGGCATGGTCTGTACCGCCGCCACTGTTCCATCCGCCAGCTTTCCGATCCAGAAGTTCAGGCCAGCCTGCCGATCGATGTGATTCCAATCGTTTCCGTACTGGTTCTTACCCAACTTTCCAAGCCAGTAGCTCTTATCTGTGGCATTATCGTCCGGCTGGACGTAACGCTTCAGATTCGGATTGTTGGCCCCGGTGCTATGCCAGAGGACACCCTTCGGCGTGAACTTCCGGGTTCCCTTATAACAGGTGCTCTGAGTCATCATACAGACCAGAGGCTTATTCTTCTCGTTGTATTTCATGGATTTCTCCTTTCTCCCGTCTTCAATCGGGGTTTAAGGGCAAAAAGAAAGGCACCGTCGATTGAACGATGCCTGCAACATCCCTCTATCTTCCCACGGACACTTATCCGGGGTTGACAACCGGGTTCTTCAATTTTTTCTGCAAAACTGAAAAAAGCACCGCTGTCAAGCGATGCTCTCTCCTCTCTTACAGTGTGATCTTTTCGCCGGTGATGATGTCCACCACCGTGGTTCCTTTTCCGAAAGCCGCTTCCATTTCCGCCCGGTCCTCCGCCGTTACCTTGTGGTTCTTGCGGTAGCTGTTCAGGAACTCAGCGGTCTGGGCATCCCTCTTGGCTGCGGTTACCTCAGCAGAAAAGAAATCTGCTCCGGCGAAGGTCAGCTTTTCAACCACATCGGCCGGAAGGTAGTTTCCGCTGCTCTTCCACTTGGCGGCCCCGTCCGCTTCCACCTCGATGTTGTCTTTCTGGGCTAAAAGCCTTGCGGCTTCCTCGTGTGCGTTCTTCTGCCAAAAGGCTCCAAGCTCTCCGTTCCATTCCCTTGCAAATCTCGTCATCGTCTTTTCCTCCCTGATATGTTTTCCCTTTCGGTGTGTACATATATCACTCTGAAGCGGGATATTGTCAAGTCATTTCTGAGGAATATACTGCACAAAGATCAGCGCAGGAATTGTGCATAAGGTCACAGCTTTTTGGCGTATTTTCCGCCGCCGAACAGGATGAAGACCACGGCTGCACCGTTCTTTACACGCAGCCAGTCATTCTCAATTCCAAGGACCTCCACTACGGTTCCAGGTTCAGCAATGCCCACCTTGTCCGCATTCAGAGAAGGCGCAAGTCGGATGTTCATTTTGGAAGTCAGAGTATACTTCTCCGGCTCGGGTTCTTTCATATCCACCGGCAGAGATTCCGGTTCTGCAGCATCCAGCGTGTTAGGATACACAGTTGAGCCATTGCAGACTACAGTAGCACCCTCAGCATCCGCCAGTTTCTTTGCGGCAGCCAGCGATTTCAGTTCCTTCAGCTCTTCGCCGTCTTTCACGACGATATAGGTCTTATTCGTTGCCATAGACTATTCCTCCGTTTTCTGAGCAACTATCCCATGCACCTGGCAGATGGCCTCTACCTCTGCATGGTCCAGTACCCGCGTAATCTTGATTCTGTTTGAGATGATCCAAGGGAACGGCTGATTGGGCTTTGTCCGGAAATAATACCAATCCTCCGGCAGAGTTTTCTTTCCATATCTCTCAGAGGGATGCTCCTGTTGACCATCGACTTCGCATTCGCACCAGACGGTGTCTTTCCGCTGGACGAGTATGCCGCCCTGCCTTTTACCGATCCAATCGGCAAAGGGTACCTCCGTAGAATGAAAGCCGGGCCGGAGTGCCAAAGGTCCCAGCTTGCTCTTCACATGCGTAGGATCAACCAGCTCTCCGATACCGGCCTCCAGCCATCTGCCTATTTCCATCTCTCGTCCTGTTTCCACAAAGAGAGGGTACAAACGACCCTCTCTCATCCGAAACAGCTTATACGTCTTCACGTTTGATCCTGGCAATCAGCGCCTCACCAGCGCCGGTCACGATTGCGTTGATGTCCACGTTGGCTGCTTTCAACACGCCGATGCCGGAGTCGGACATCTTAGCCAGGGTGCCTTCCAGCAGGAGCTTGCCGAGGTTGGTGATTTCATCCTGTGTCAGCTTGCCGTCTGCGCTGGCTTCCTTCAGGCTATCCACAACCGTCTGCTGCAGCTCCCACACGGTCTGCTCCGCCGCACTGGTCAGTTCATCGACCGCCGCGTTGATGGTATGAAGCTGCTGCTTCTTTCCGATCTGAGTCACCAGCCATGCGCCTGCAACACCGATCAGGGTAACCGCCAGGTTGGCCAGCACACTCACGATAGTCTCAATAATGACAGCATTCATAGTAGTCTCCCTTCTCCGTTTTGTGCCCGGACGGCAAAATAAAAACACGGTCTCCCGTGCTTCCTTTCATCATTTTCGGCAATATCCCCTATCTGCCGAATTTCGTTTATATCCTGTGGTCGCGGCTGAGTTCCTGATACAAAGCCCGGATATACTCCGTATCCGCCTTGACCACACCGTTGCTGACAGTGTTCTTGGCGCAGTAAACCTCGTATTCATCCGCGATGGAGAGGATATGATTCCACTCCTCCGCATCGTGATGCATATCCGCCCGGCACTCGCGGGCAAAGGTTAGGATACTTTGTCTGTGGGTATTGATCCACATATCGCGGATCTGCTTCTGGAGTTCCTCCAACTTCTTGATTGTTGCTCCGTTCAGTTTCTTTCCAAACCAGCCCAGGAGCTTATCCCAGGGATTCAGTTTCAGCGGGCTGATTTGGATAAGCGAGAGCAACATCGCAATGCCCACCACCACATACCCCGCATTCAATTGTGAAATGATTTCTTTCAGATTCATTCGTTTCTCCCTTCCCACCCTCCGTGGAGCGTGTTATACCTTTTTCAAGCTTACTCGTGCGATCTGCAGAGGCTTGTCGCTGTACAGTTTCATATGGCAGTTATAGTTGGACATGCCGCCTGTCAGTTCAACCGGGAACTGAACAATTTTCCAGTGCGTATTGACGCGTTCTTTCAGCGTAACGAATGTGGACCGGGTCGTACCCCTTCCGATCTCCGCTTTCAGCACCGCATAATCGTAGCTGTCTTCCGTGATCTGATTTCCGCTTCCATCGGTGTATTCATCCGGGAAATAACGAGCCCACACTTCGAGAATCGCGGTGCCGGATTTGAACTTGTTATGAAGCCCCATTGCGTCGGCATCCAGCATGAGGGAGATTCCGTGATCAGAATCCACTTCCACAAGAGAAGAACATCCATACGGATAGCATCCATCAGATGCCGTGGTCGGTGTGACGTTCCAGAAGGAATCCTGCTGCCCGGCTTCGCCGAAGGTTGGCTGACCGATCCACTCATCAGTATCCCGCGCCAGGTTGGAAATGAAGTCCATTTCCTTCCGGGTATAGGTCTTGTTCGGGGAACCATACCAGTCTGCTTCAATGGAGGTCAGGCTGAACGCCTCGTCGGCAACGATCAGAAAATCCACCCTGTCGCGGAAAATGCAGGTCGAGAGCTGCGCATCAGACAGCGGATATATGCCATCGGCCTGGGCCAGTTCCGTCCAGCCGCCAAGTTCCTGCTCCATCAGGTCTTCGGCCCTGTAGCCTACGGACTTGTAGGTAAACGCAATCGTATCATCACCGCTGCCGCTGCGCTTGGTGAGCGTGCCGCCGTGGTTATCATAGCTATTGTTGCCGGATACACCGGAGCAAAGGATATAGCCGATTGCGTCACCGTCGCCCTGTCCCATCACGATGTCGGCAACAGTCAGGTTGGCGTTCCCGAAATCTTCACAGCGATACACATCTCCGATCGCCGGTATATTGGTTACGGCGTCGGTAAAATCGAAACGGACATAGCGCCGGGGTCGGACATAGCTGCCCGCGCTGATATCCTTCACATAGACCCGCACAGCCTTGTCAGCCGTCAGTTTCAGGCTGAGCGATTTCGTGCTGCGGTAATCGCCGGGAATCACGACGGAAGCAAGCGCCACCTTGGGGAAGGCAACCGCCGTGCCCTTCATCAGTTTGGCGTATTCACTGTTCTCGCGGGTGGTTTGTGCATTGGTGCAGTTGTCGACCATTGCAGGATCAGCAAGCCTTGTATGCCCGACACAGATTTCCCTGAAAAGCTGTGCCCGTTCCTCATTGGTGTGGAACATCAGATCTTCAATGGCCGTCTCCGCATAGCTATCTCTCAGCCGGAACAGCTTGATGGAGTGATTCGGGCGTTCCAGCGTCTGCAGGAACTTTTCATAGCTGTCCGACTGAAGGGCATTCGGTCTTGTGCCCGCATGGCTGCCGCCCCAATACGGCGCATGGTCCGTCCCGCGCACAATCTGCACGATGGATGCGATATCCCAGCAGGGACAGCCGTATTCCCGCGCCACCTGCTCGTTCACCGACACGATGTTCGGGATATTATAGATGGCGTGATACTCCGTACAGATGATGGGAATCACGCCTCTGCCGATGACTTCCTCACAGGCCCGGCGCAGAGCGTCGGCATATTGGTCAGCCGTCAGCGTCTTGATGTCATTGGTGAAGCAGCACATCATGGCGAACTTTGGACGGGCCTCTTCAAAGCTCAGGCCATACTGCTGGGCTCCTGTGCGGATGCGGTCGATATTGCCGTAGTAGATATCTCCGGACAGGGCCATGTTCTCAAAGACATAATCACTGAACAGCGACAGCTTATTGATATACGCCTTGCCCCGGACCGTGAAGCTGGATTCCGTATAGCTGTCTCCCAGAAGGATGATTCGGTCGGAATTTTTCGGAGTGATCGCTACTCTCTCGATGGCTTCCGTCAGATAACCCGCGTCATTCTCCAGTGTAGAAACCGGATCGCCGGACTTCACAAAACCCACATCGTCGATCAGTTCACTGGTCTTATAGCCGGGAATATACTCGGATTTGATCAGGTAATACGGATCAAAGTATTCTTCCCACAGTCCTTCTTTATAATTCTCAGCATCAGCCAGGTACCATCCTTTTGCCTCCTGCGTGGAAAAGCCACTTTTGAATATCCACATGCGGATATACTTGAACCTGTCAGATATTCCGGAGAGATCATAAACCTGCCCAGGATGCCCTTCCTGCTGGAGGCTTGCTACAACCGTTGTATCGGGGCATACCTGAGATCGGTCCTCGGGAACACCATCATAAAGGATCTCATCTTCATTGGAATACGCGGACAAACCACGGAATCGGAAATTCGTGATAATCTTCCGACTCGCTGGAATTGGGATTAGTTTAGTCCCATAATACAGATCGCTGACTTCCCACAAGTTACCATATGCCCACAGTGGAGTGATGCCATCATCAGCACGGTTGAAAAGATTGGTTGATGAAACCAAACGGAAGAAAGATGCCTTCTCAGGGGGAAGCTCGTGCTCCCGGATTTGTTCCACCACATCGCTGATCACGATGCCTTCCGGCGCGATCACTTTTACTGCGTACTCATCAACATCGACAGCGGAGAAAGGCGTTTTCTCTGAGAAGTATAAGACCTTTTCACCGCCGAACAGCATACAGTTCTCCCAGTACTGAATCGTAAAGTTCAGATATGGAAACTCGTTCTCATCAAATTCAGGTAGTTGGATTTCAGCGCCCTTCGACGCACCGCCATTAACAGTCAAAATGGAAATGCATTCACCGACTCCTCTATGGAAGTTTTCTGGTCCGAGAGGGGTTTTAGTCAAGGACAAAAACCGAATGGCATAATTACAGACAATTGTCTTTCCTGAAAGTCCTAACCCCCGAATATTCCAGTTTCCGCAGAAAGCATACATCTCTGTCGCAGAAATACCACTTATTGTGCCACTCGCATTCACAGAAACATAGTGACCTTTATATGCATCTGGATCCCAAGTGTCCTGATCCAGTCGCTCCGGATCCATGATATTGTTGGAGACGCGAACTTCTACCATCATACGGTCAAGTTTTGCTTCAAGCTGATTACGCTTCTTGTCCTGGTCAGTATCGATGGAACGGATGTGTGTGCCAAGAGAATCGTAAGTATAACCGCTTCTATCTACACGAGCATCGAGAATTTCCGTCTCTCCTGTTCCCGTACCGGCAGCCAGTACCTCATCCATGCGGGTATTCAAAGCCACCACTGTCTGATCGAAGGACGTTTTCTGCTGGGTCATTGCAGAGCGAGCGCTATTGACTGTTTCCGTCAACTCTTCCGTGGTCGCCTGCAGGCTTGAATCAACATGCTCAAGGGTAGCCTGATTATCCTGCCTAATTGCCGCTTCCGTCGCATCATTATCTGATTTGATTCTTTGCTCCGTCGCCGCCAGCTGATCGGACATGTCTTTGATCTGCTGGGAGTAGAGGCTATGGAGCATCCAGTAGTGTGTGTCCGTGATCGCCGTTCCGGAGGGAACAGCACGTCGGGCAATGTAGCTGTCGCCGCTAGTCTCTTCCAGCACGATGGACAGCATCTCATAGGCCTTGCTCATGTCCCACTTTCCGCAGTGGATGGGGACGATTCTCTTTCCGATATAAGTTGCCATAATATAATTCTCCTCTCGTAGTCTTTATCGTTTTCATGCTCTCGAAATCGATAACCACTACGGAGGAGAACCCACATAAGGCTTTATCTTACAAGGAAGGAGTACCCCCCCCCCCCGCTTTAGTATGCTAAAGTATTTCTTCATTTACTGCATCCTCCATCATTCCGTGAGTTCCGGCACAAGGGCTCTGTAAGCCGCATCGCCGATCTGGTAGTCTCCTTCCGTGTTGGGATGAGACAGACTTAATTCTGTTAATCCATGCCTTTGCAATGCGCAAGCAATGTTACGAGCAGATTCCCGATTTCTTCTGCAGCGGCTTTTATGGTCGCCGGTGCATAAACCGTAAGCTGGTCGCCTATGAAACCCGTGCTGCTACCGGCCATTACTTCGTAGCATTGACCGATAAGCCCCGCCGTTTCTCTTATCCAGTGCGGAGCACACGGATAATAAGGCATAGCTATCACACTCCCATACCCCAAACTGTATGGCATACCTGCGCCATACTTTTCGTTAAGCCACGGTTTCAGGCGGGTGTTAAAGCACTTGCCAACCTTGATAAAATCGTGCAACAGGTCGTAGTTTAGGTCTGTAGTGCTTTGTGGGTCAGCAGGCATATACGCGGAAATTTGATCCCGCGCAACGGTGTCCGCGCCATTCGTATGGATATCGATTGCTAATACCGCATCGTAGTTGTTTCTAAAGAACCTCATCATCAGCTTTGTTTGTGTTTCAGACGCCGCCGCTTCACCTTTGTAGTTCATTCCGCCCGGTTGGCTCCCGTTCCCATCCGTCCTGTCGTCTTCCCATGCGCCCCAGTTGTATGTCGGGAAATTCCGGTTCAGGTTCACTCCGTTTTCGTTCAGCCTTGAAGGTGTCGCCTTCATGAAACCATATGGATTGCAGATAGGAATGAACGTGATGATGCAGTTTGACTTCAGCCACGACAGCACCGGATTCTTCGTTGCATTGTGTATCAGGTCATAAATGAGATAGTGCATCGCATACACTGACATCTTTTCGTTCCCGTGCATGCAGCAAGTAATCGCCACCTTTGGCACGCTATTCGTTGAAAGTTCGGCAGTCGAATACGAATACATATGCCACTCATCCGTCGCCTCATACAGAGGGTTTCCTGCATTGCCTGTATAGGCTACGCCATAATCGGTCTTCTTGCCGAAATAACCACCGCTGTCTTCCGCGAGCGCATCAAATGCGTCATAGATAGCACCGATGTCAGATGTGCTGTTTGTCCATCCGGTATCGTCTGTGTGCTGACCTTCGTAATAAATCTCCGGGCATGGATGTCCGTAGTTCCTTTGATGCTTTGTCGATGTTGCCGGGGCAAAAATGTCAATCGTCCTGTCTCCACGCGAATACCTTGATGAGTAGTCTATCACTTTAAGGTCGAAATCAAACGCGTCAAGGATACTGTCATTAAGCAAAGCTTCTACCGGGTTGTTGTAACGTATTCCGATGTATGCTATGCAATCCTGCGCTATGGTAAGTGCCCCGCTGATGCTGCTCTGGTATCCGCTCAAAATCGCGTCGGATTCTGACAGTTTATATCCAAACGCAAGATTTGTCCCTCTTGTAACGGAAGACTTTTTGCTGACAGTGCTCCCGGCTTTCAGCTTGACGACGGTGAAAAACCTGTCTGCTGAAAGCATTCCATTCGAGAACCCCTGCGCTCCGTTAGAATCAAACGCACCCATTCTCCAAAAAAGATAGTGCGGATTTGTAATATGCGTTACGTTATCCAGTTTGCCATTGATTGCATCCAGTTCACTGTCAATTTGACTGAACGTGTCTTTGATATCGTCAAATGTCATATCGCCAACGGTCGTTTTTACGACGCTGTATGGGTTTGCAATCAACACATTGCAGATAAAATAGCCGGGTTGGTCAGCAATCAACTGAAGATCGGTTGCGGAAGCGTTTGCCACTGCGGTTTTACCTGATAACCTTCTATAATCCCTATCAAGAAAACACCAAAGTCTTGCAGATGAACCGCCTGTGCCTGTGATTGTAAAAACATCCCCGGTTTTACATTGGCTTATAAAATATGCGGTGAATGCATTACTTATAGGTGTAACATCGACAACCGATCCAACATTTCCTTGGCTTGTATCGATAAAATAGCCAGTCGTAAAAATGACATTATCGTTTGTTGACACAACCGCCTGTATTCCATCTGTCTGGTTCTGCAAATTGTCTGTCTGCGTTTCAAGGCTTTTGATCCGCGTTTCAAAATTGCACAGGGTCAGATCAGGCTGAAGGTCACCGGGTGTAAAATCGTTACCGTTCGCATGCTTGAACGTGATACGGACATATGTTCCGCTTTCCGGAACAATATCTATGATTTTCTGTGAATTGCCTTGCGGTGAAACCGCAGGTGGTATGAACGCTCCTGTTGTTTTGTTATATACGTTATACGTATTGACCAGATAATCCGTATTGCTCAAATCAATATGCACCGGGTATTCGATCTTCGTGACCGTCCGCACTCTGTTTGCCGCGTCCGTTTCTTTTCCTGCATTCGTTCCGATTGCAGTAATGGATCCTTGCTCCAAAACAAGGAAATTCAGTCTGGAGTTTAATGCGCTATTTGATCTTTCGCTTGCGCTTCTAATATGACTGCCAAGAGAGTCAAAAGCATTCCCATCTGCATCAACTCTGGCATCAGCAATCTCTGTCTGCCCGTCACCCGTCCCAGCTACCAGCACCTCATCCATGCGGGCGTTAAGCTGCTGAGCAGTCGCATCGAAAGACTCCTTCTGCCGGGTCATAGCCGTCTGCGCAGCAGTGACCGTCTGAGTCAGTTCTGTGGTCGTTTCTTCAAGGCTTTCGTCGACATGCTGGCGGGTTGCAGTATTATCCTCCTGGACTGTCTGTGCTGTAGCCGCATTATTCTCTTGGATAGCCTGTGCTGTAGCTGCATTGTTCTGGCGGATTGCCTGCTCCATCGCGTCGTTATCCGCCACGATCCGCTGCTCGGTCGCCGTGAAGTGCTTTTCCAGCAGATCCATCTGCATATTGAAGTCCGAGCACAGCGCCCAGTATTCTGTCTGGGAGATGTCAGTCCCGGCAGGCACAGTCTTTCGGCTGATATAGCTGTTACCGCTTGCCTGATGGTATACGACGCTCTCCATCTCGTATTCTTTGGCATTGTCCCAGTAGCCGCAGTGCTTGGGAACAATCCGCTTCCCGATATATCTTGCCATTACGTCTCCTCCCTGTAATCTACGATCAGGTTACCTTCATCATCCATTCCGAAGACCAGCCCCAGCTGTTCATCCGACTCAAAAACCAGATAGCCATTGTCGTTGATGCTGGTCTCCACTAGCTCCGTGTTGATACGGTCCACTACATCGGAATAGGAGCCAGTTCCTAGCCCTAGCCCGTCATCCGAGTTGATTCCGAAATAGCCGTCCTCTGTGGTGAAACACTCGAACACACCGTTCCGAACTGCTTCTGCCACAGATGCATAGGTCGCCGTGAGAATCTTCCGGTTCTTGTTTGCCGCCCTCTCCACATAAAGGGTGAAAGAAAAGCTGCCGAGGATATCCCCGTCCGCGTCCAGCAAGACAAGGTCAACCGGGTACCGGCCGCTCACCTCGGTCATGAAGTCGGTTATGGTGATCACCAGCTTGTTGTCGATCAGGTCAACCTTGTCGTTTGTCAGCGCCTCCGTGCTGTACTGGAAGATGCGTCCGTCTGGACGGGTACCGGAATATGCCAGAATGATGTTTGCCGGGATGGTGTATTCCACCGCATTGGTGTAGAGGGTACATCTCACCTTCCGCGCCTTATGATCAAACTGCTTTACATGAACGACAGGAGGCACAAGGTGCTCTGTCAGGGAAAGCTCAATATCCTGATAAATGGATACCGGGCCGTTCTGAATGATATTAGCCATTTAGCCTCCTTCCTCCGGAGCAGGTTCATCTCCGGGATTTCCTTCATTGTCGCCCGGCGCTTCCGGGTCGGTGGGATCGTTCGTGCCAGGGTCCTCTCCTCCGCTGTCATCTCCACCCTCATCGGGGTTTGTTGGATCTGTTGGATCTGTTGGGTCTGTTGGATTCTCCGGATCAGTGCCTTCACCGCCAGGATCATCTGGATTATCTCCACCGCCAGGTGTGTCCGGATCAGTCGGATCCGGCTCTGTAGGCTCGTAACCAATATTGACCCACTCGGTGCCATTCCACAGCTTCAGCCGATTCTCTATGGTATCGATCCAGAGGTCGTTGACGCTCGGATTGTTAGGAGCCAGTCCGGCCTTGGTGATGGTGTCCTGGTAGATGATGGTCTGACCTCCGCCGCCATGGAGACCGTCAAAGTCTATGGCAGTCGTCCAGGTCGTGCCGCCGTCCGTGCTGACTGCGATGCCATAATCCCCGTTCCGGTACTGGCCGATCTTGATCTGCTTGGCCCCGTCCACCATAATGATGGCGTCTTTTTCCCAGTAGAAGTTTTCTGTTCCGAGAATCTTCACCAGGGCTGTGCGCAGCGTGCCGGAGCCGAGGAAGCTGGCATTCACGCCGACAGCCTCAACTGCCGTTTTCACGACTTTATCCGTCGTGTCCCAGCCGAGCCTCCAGGTCTGTCCGCCATCCGTGGAAATGAAAAAGCCCCGGATACCGCTCTTCCAGGCATAGGCGCTGTCTGCGATCCTCTCGCTGGTATGAGCGTAGCGGATGGTGCTTCCGTCCTCCTCCACACCGGAAGAATAGTGCAAGCCGAACAGCCCTGATGCCAGAGCATTGAAGTATTCCTGCTGTACTGTCAGTGTTCGGATGTCCGTCACCTGCGTTTCTACGCGGTTCACCGCTTCCGTCGCCAGCTGCGCTTCATCCCTTAAACTTCCCAGTGATCCGGAGAGTGAGGAATTGCGGCTGTACACCGCTGCATTGGAAAGCGTGATGCTCTTATACCGTTCCAGCAGCACGTCATATTCCGTCTCCGTGACTTTGCAGCTGACTTCCAGTCCGAGCTTTGAGATATACACATGGACCGTATCACACAGGCTCACCCGCTCCGCTTCCGCGATATCCTGATAGCCGGGCGTCTGCCAGAGCTGGAAGAAGTCGATCTTGATATCGATGTCCGGCTCCGTCAGGCTTGTGTTCTGTAGATACTGGTTTACATAATTTCTCAACTGTGCCTCCGTCGGCTTCTCCTCAAAATGGCTGGTGCAGTCCAGAACGGAGATTTTTTCATAAGGCCCGTCATGCTCAACGGTTACCACCTTTTCCGGCAACTCGAAAAGCGTACCGTCCTCACTGTGTTTCCAGTAAGGATGCACTCCCGTGATCATGTTTTCGATGGAGCGTTCCATCTTGAAGTCGATCAGGTTCTTGCCGTACACGATCTTCACACCGTGGTCCGCACCCCGATGCCCGTGGAGCATAGCCGTGTACATATCCCACTCATACTCCCCGCCGTAGGTGTCCAGCATGGATCCGTCCATTCCGCCGAGACATCCGCGAACAGTCGCCGGTGCAGACATTGAGAACACCGCAGAACTATCAATATCTGTCCAGAATTCAAAGGGGCAGTCTGTGGTCGTGTGGCTTTTGATCGCTGCCATCGCCGCCTGGGAGCCCTGGGCGGAGAACGGAGAAACCGTGATGAAGTTCTCCTGGTACTGGATATGCCGGGCCTGCACTTCCAGAAGACCTGTCAGCGGAGTCGTGATCTTGTATATGCGGAAAGGCTGCGCGGTTGCCCGTTCGGAGGGCTTTGCAAGGATAATATTGCCCTCCACCACATTCTCCGCATGGATACCGAAGGACGGATAGCCCATCTTCAGCTCGTAGGAGCCGTTCCGTTTCTCCGTCACATAGCAGGACAGCGCATCGCAGAGTTTCCCGATGCCGTTGGTGGTGAAGGTTGTTTCTGTTTCCGTGTAAAGGCAAGGAATCATAACGTCCACCACCTTGGTGTGATTTCAATACGGCTGATGTTGCCATTCCATGCGATATGGTTCTTCCCCGGCTTCAGGTCCGGAAAGTCCTCGCTTTTCACATAGCCATTGCAGAAACCGGAAGCATCATAGGCGTTGTGCGTTTCGCAGTTCAGATCGATATACCCTTCGTTCTGAAGGATCTGGATCACCTGATCGCCGATATACACGTTCCCCTCTCCGTTGCCATAAACACGGAGGATGGGCTTGGCATGGAACTCAAAGGGATTCTTGACGGTCGTCTCCCTGGTGAGCAGAAGCTTTCTTTGCCCGTCCACGCTCCACCGCTGGGGCTGGCAATGGAAGGTCAGCTTCATCGCTGCTCCTTTGCCGCGTTTCGGCTCAAAGGAGATGGCTTCCTTACAGATGCCCATGCGAAAGAAATCCGGGTCGTAGGTATCATGAAGCACCTGATACCCTGCAGGTGAAAGCAGCCAGCTTTTTACCGCCGCCGTCCTCGGAGCCACCGCGTCAAAGAAAAAGGCATCGTAGCTGATATCGATATTCTTGAATCGGCGCTCTCCTGCTTTCGCGTTATCCCTGAGCAGATCTCCGTTCTTGCCAGGAATCGCCTGCAGCTCCACATCCACCGCCGGACTATCATACACACCGGGTCCGGAGATATAGAGCAGGAAGTCTTTACTGTTCTTCCCGGCAAAGGTCAGGTAATTGCGGGCATACCGCGTTTTCAATTCAAACAGGTTCATATCCGTCTCGGATAGTATCGGAATTCTTTGCATGTGGTCCTCCTTTCCGCGTCGCTGCGCTCTTTATGTAAAAGAGGAAACCCGGCGCAGGGCTTATTTGCCCCACACCGAGCCATCCTCATTCAGCATTTCATTGATCCGATGAACGATAGTGTCCGCCAGATCGTTGTCATTCTTTGTCTCATAGCCGCTTACATTCACAGACAAGCCGTTGATGGTAACATTCCGGTTGACGGTCGAATTCCCGACTGCCCCTGCTCCAGCCATCGCCAGCTGCCCGGCATTGATATCCGGAATGGAAAGACCGGTAAAAGCGGATCCTACCGTCCCTGCCAGATCCCGGATACTGCTCAGCAATACACGCTTGCTATCCTTGATGCCCTTTGCCAACAGTTCCATGAAATCCGGCATATACTCATCCGCATGAGACAGGGGGCCTTCCTCCGGAATCGAGAAGCCCAGGATATTGTCCACGCTGTTCGCCAGGCTCCGGGCCGCGCTGGTCACGCGCCAGGCATTATTGTTGATGCCGCTCGCCATCTCAATACAGATATCTGCGCCCCAGCTGTATGCGGAATTGGAAATACCGCCCAGAATGGAACTGCAGCTGTTGGCAATCGCCGTACAAGCACTGCTCACGTTGGTCTTCATCGTGTTCATCGCCGAGGTCATATTGGTGTTGGCTGTCGCCATCTTGGTCTGGACTGTATTCGCGATATCAGTAAAGGCGTTTGTGAATGAGGTCTTAATGGCCGTCATTGCGTTCGTGACCGCCGTTTTAATCGCATCCAGCGCCGTTGTGATGGTCGTTTTGATCGTCGCCCAGCTCGTGCTGGTATTGGAGTTGATCGCCGTCCAGGTATTGGCTATCGTGTTTTTGATCACGCCCATGGCCGTATCCACTGTGGAGCGGATGTTGCTGCAGGCCGTCGTGATCGTATTTTTCACGCTATTCCATGCCGTTGTGGTGTTGCTGTTTACAGCGGTCCAGGCATTGGCAATCGTGTTTTTGATGACACCGGTTGCCGTGGTCACTGTGGAGCGCATCGACGTGCAGGTGGAATTGATGGTCTGCTGCATCTGCTTCCACATGGAAGAGGTGTTGCTTCCTGTTCCGCTCCATGCCGTGCTCATGACCTGTTTGATCGCGGAGGATACTTTGGAGATACCGCTCTGGATCTGGGTCATGCCCTGACTGACCACATTTCCGATCTGCTGCCAGCCTTGGGTCGTTGCCGTCTGCACCTGCGTCCAAGCGGTTTTCACGGCCGTGGTGACAGAAGTCGCCGCCGTCGTCGTGCTGCTTGCGATCTGTGTCCAGGCATTGGTATAAGCTGTCTGCACAGCCGTCATGCTGTTGGTGATCGAGGTGGACAGGGCTGTCGCCAGACCGCTTGCCGCCGTCTCCACCAAGGATACATTTCCGCTGATACCATTTGCCAGATTGCTCATGAAGTCCGGCATCCAGCTCTGCATGTCCGCCAGAGGACCGGTATCCGGCACCGAGAAGTGCAGGAAGTTCCGGATGGCGCTTGCCACAGAGGACGCCGCGCTCTTAACCTTTTCGATGGCCCCGCTGATACCGGAAGCGATATTGCTTACCAGATCAGAGCCCCAGGACGCAGCCGAATTGACCACATTCATCACAGACTGCTTTGCATTCGTAAAGCCGTTTGTAATTGCCGTTTTTATACTGCTGATCTTTCCGGTAATCGCGGAGAGCATATTCTGGAAGCCCGTGGATACCGAAGTTTTCAGGCTGGTGACTGTATTGCTGACAGAGGACTTTATATTGTTCCATGCCGTCGATATGCTCGTCTTCAGACTGTTAACCGTACTGGTGACTGTAGATTTCAGCCCGTTCCACGCGGACGTGACCGAGGACTTGAGGCTGTTCATCGTACTGGTAACACTGGATTTCAGCGAAGTCCATGTCGTGGACACGCTCGTTTTCAGTGAATTGACCGTGCTGCTCACAGAAGTTTTCAGGCTTGTCCATGCGGTAGAGACACTGGTCTTCAGACTGGTCATCGCCGTGGTGACGGAAGTTTTCAGCCCGTTCCATGCAGTTGTCACTGCTGTTTTCAGAGCCGTGGTTGCCGTGGAAACAGCTGACTTCATTCCGTTCCAGGCTGTGGTGACTCCAGTCTTTACGGCATTGGCCACCGTTGTGACGGTTGTTTTTATTCCATTCCAGGCTGTGGTCACTGCAGTTTTAATTCCATTGCCGATGGTTGTGACTGTAGTTTTAATGCCGTTCCAGACTGTAGTAACCACGGTCTTTATGGCATTGACCACGGTCGTTACCACCGTTTTTATGGCATTCCAGGCGTTAGTGATCGCTGTTTTTATTCCGTTCACCACGGTTGTGACGGTTGTTTTTATCGCGTTCCATACGGTCGTGATCACAGTCTTTATTCCATTCACCGTACTGGTGACCACGGATTTGATTGTATTCCAAACCGTGGAAATCACCGTGGAGATGCCGGACATGACTGTCGTGACGACTGTTTTAATGGCATTCCATACCGTAGTGATTATGGTCTTGATCGTATTAATGATCGTGGAGATCACCGTTTTGATCGCGCCCCATACGCTCATCTGCCCGGACTTGATGCCGTTTGTAACCGTATCCACTGTGCCCTTGATAGCATTCCAGACCGTGGTGATGATCGTTTTAATCGTATTGACCACTGTGGAGATCACTGTTTTTATCGTATTCCACACGGTTGTGACCACGGTTTTTATCCCGTTCACGACGGTCGTCACATTTGTCTTGATCGTATTCCATACCGTGGAGATCACGGAGGAAATGGCGTTCATAACGGTCGTGACCACGGTCTTTATCGTATTCCATGCGGTCGTGATATGGGTTTTGATGCCATTGACAACCGTCGTTACCGTCGTTTTTATGGCGTTCCATACCGTCGAGAAAACGGTTTTTATGCCATTCAGCACGCCGCTGAAGAAAGAACTGATCGCGTTCCATACCGTGGTGGCCGTTGTTTTGATGCCGTTCCAGGCATTGGTGACAAAGGTTTTCACGGCATTCCACACGGTCGTGAAGGTCGTTTTGATTCCGGTCAGCACGGTCGTAAAGAAGCCGGAGATCGCATTCCATACCGTGGTCGCCACATTTTTAATGCCGTTGATGGCATTGGTGAAAAAGGTTTTAATGGAATTCCAGGTATTGACGAAAAAGGTCTTCACGCTCGTCCATACCGTATCCCAGTCCGTGCCGAACCAGGAAAGGAAGGTATCCGCGATGCCTTTCAGCATATTTAGCACCGAAGAGAAAATGCCTTTGATGCCGTTCCATATCCCGGAGAAAATCTCCTTCACCCCGGTCCATGCCTGATCCCAGTTTCCGGTAAAGATCCCGGCAAATACATCGAACAGGCCGGTCAGCACATCAAGGACCGTACCGAGAACAGTGGAAATAATCTCAAACGCAGCCTCGAATACCGGGGCCAGTACCGTGCAGAATCCGTCCCATATCGCTTTCAGCACCTCGGTGATGTCCTTGAAGTCAAAGCCGAGAGCGTTCAGCCTGTCTGTGATCCCTTGGGCAAACGCCTGGAACTTGGCTTTGATACCGTCCCAGATCGCGATGACTTTGTTGCGGAATTCCTCGTTGTTCTTCCAGAGGTTGACGAAGGCGGCCACCAGGACAGCGATCACTCCGACAACAGCCATCACCGTCCCGGACACACCGCCGAGGGCTACCTTCAGCGCATTGAATACGCCTCCCGCGTTCTTTACCGTGCTTCCTACTTTCAGGATCCCCTTTCCCAACTTGGCGAATGCCTTCATGCCCGTTCCCACTGTGGAGATCGTCTTTCCCAGTACAACTAGCAGCGGGCCGATGGCAGCGGCCAGAGCCGCGACCTTCAGGATGGTCTCCTTCTGGGCATCGGACATGCCGTTGAGCTTATCCACGAAATCCTGAATCTTACCAACCACTTTCCGGATGATCGGCATCAACAGCTCGCCGAAGGAGATCGCCAGCTCTTCCAGCTGTGATTTCAGGATCGTGAGCTGCCCTTTCAAGTTGTCCTGCATGGTTGCCGCCATGCTTTCCGCCGTGCCGTCACAGTTCTCAATTGCAGAAGAAAGCTTGTCGATATCCTCCGGGGCTGCGTTCATCAGAGCAAGGAAGCCGGACATAGCGTTCTTGCCCACCAGGGACTCTGCCGCCGCAGCCGCTTCCGATTCAGACAGGCCGGAGAAAGCCACACGACAGTCAGCCAGGATATCGGAAAGTTCCCTCATGGAGCCGTCCGCGTTGGTGGTCGCAATGGTCACGTCACCGATTGCCGCGCCGGAGATCTTCACCTCGCCTGCGAGGTTGTTCATGATGGTACGCAGCGCCGTACCTGCCTGGCTTCCCTTGATACCGGCATTTGCCATCAGGCCGATGGCTTCCGCTGTATCTTCCGCAGAGAACCCCAAGGCACCGGCAATAGGCGCACAGTACTTGAAGGTCTCGCCCATAAGGGAGACATTCGTGTTAGCGTTAGAGCTTGCCGCCGCCAGGATATCCGCAAAGTGTCCAGAGTCAGATGCCTTCAGGCCGAAAGCCGTCAGGGCGTCCGTCACGATATCCGAGGTGGTCGCCAGGTCTTCACCGGATGCCGCCGCAAGGCTCATGATGCCGTCGATACCGTCGACCATGTCCGCCGATTTCCAGCCAGCCATCGCCATGTACTCGAAGGCGGATGCGGCTTCTGTCGCGGAGAACTTGGTTTTTGCACCCATTTCACGGGCTTTGTCACGAAGGCCCTGCAGGTCATCGCCAGTCGCGCCGGAAATGGCGGCCACCTTGGACATACCCTCGTCGAAATCCGCAGCGGTCTTCACAGCCGCCGCACCGAGCCCTACGATAGGAGCCGTTACATGAGTGGTGAGCGTTTTCCCTGCACTGCTGATGCTCTTCCCGACCTGCTCAAACTTGCCACCGACCTCTTCGATCTTTGCCAGCGTAGCGTTGGTGGAGGAAGCCTGGGATTCGAGCTGCTTTAGCGCCTGCTCGGTCTCCTGTATTTCCCTCTGCAGAGCGTCATACTGTTCCTGGGTGATCTCACCCTTCGCCAGCTGCTCGTTTGCTTGCTCCGCCGCCGTTTTCAGAGTCGCCAGCTTTTCCTTTGTCTCCTTAATGGCGTCACCCAGGAGCCGCTGTTTCTGAGCTACCAGCTCGGTATTGGAAGGATCGAGCTTCAGCAGCTTCTCTACGTCTTTCAGTTGAGACTGGGTGTTCTTGATCTCCTTGTTGACACCCTGCAATGCAGAGGTCAATTTGGTGGTATCACCGCCAATCTCAACGGTTATCCCTTTCAGATTCGCCACTTTTCAATCCCTCCTTCCTGCCCATTTCTGACGTTTTATTCAGCCGTATGAGGCTCATCACCAGCCACATCGGGCTGCAAAAAAGGAGCCAGTGGATGTTGTTCCATCAGCTCCCGCGTTCGTTTGATATTCTTCTCTTTCAAGGCTTCTGCCTTTCGGATGAAGTCCTCCTTCACCGGCTTTACCCGGATCAGATTTCGCATCCTCGTATATTCCGCAATGTCCGCACGCAGAGCGGAGTCCGTTGCGCACACCGGGTAAACTTCGCCGCACTCCGGGCAGCGAAAGAAGGTGAACTCGATATCACCCTCCAGATAAGTCTCCGGCATGACAGCCTCCGACACGGCGGAGCATTTATCACATTTGATCTGCATGGTTTCCTCCTGACTTATCTGCATATAGAAATGAGTTATCTGCATAAAGAAAGGCGGTTTTATATGCAGACAACCCATTTCCAGGCATGAAAATACCCTGCCAGTTCTTCACCAGCAGGGCTTTCTCCCAGAGTGTTTTCTTTTCTCCCAATTTTCCATCTCATTTGGGAGATAGTACAGATCTTTGGGAGAAACCAAAGTGTGAACTATTTATATCAGATACGATCCATGTCTGCCTGGCTTGCTTCCTCACGCCACTCTATGGAGTCTCGGCCACTCTCGTTGAACATATCATTGACAAGGCCTATAGTCAGAAGATCGAGGTCAGCGATATTCAGCCCCAGCTGGACACAGCGCAGCATGAACAGAGCGGTCGTCATTGGCCGCTCCGTCTTCCTCAGTTTTTTCTTGCAGGTACCGTAGTCTTGATGTTCATGCCCCACAGATCAATCAGCTCAGGAAGGATCTGATAAATACTGAAGGTATTGAACTGGTCAAGCCACTCATCAGGGCCAGCATACTTCTCTTCCGGGTGCGCGGCCTGGTACATCACATAGGCCAGATCCTCGAACATTTCCAGGGAGAAGCCGTCCAGGGTGGAAGCCTCTTCCGTCTGGTCCTTGATGGCATCGTTCAGGACCATCAGATCCTTGTAGACATCACGCCCGAACTTGTTACGGTAAATACGGGGAATCGCGGCGGAAGCCTTAAACTCTACAGGATTGCCATCGATTTCAATCATCTTGGTAACTGCCATGGTCTTTATCTCCTCTCAAAATTCATGTAGGAAAGGCGGGGAATATCTCATCCCCGCCGTAATGATCAGCCCTGGGGCTCGGTTTCGCCGCCCTGCTCTTCCTCCTCTTCGGGAGCCTCAGCCGGGGGCATATACACCGTGTCGTACCAGGCGTCATACACAGCCTTGCTGGTATTGACGCTGGACTTGGCCTTCACATAGCCGCTCGCCAATGCGGAAGCGATGATGGCCAGTTCCTCGGTCTTGACTTCCTTCTCATCCTCTTTGGTGTCACCCTCAGCGGAAGGACGGGAGGCGCTGCAACAGTAGAACACATGGCGGATGGCGTGCTGGTCGCCGGTAAACTCAAACAGAAGCGCAAAACGCTCATAGGTGGTGTTGGCATTCTCCAGCAGCACGCCGTTGGCATCCTCTTCCTCATGAAGGATATCCTTGAGGAATTCCTCCGGGATCAGGGCCAGCTCCAGATCGCCCTCGTAACCGGCATTGTTGTTGAGAACGTAATACACGATATCATCCGCATAGAAGTTCTCGCTCTCGCCTTCCGGATCCAGGGAGAGGCTCACCGCGCCAGGCAGGCGCTTGGGGGTATCGTAGGTGACGTTTCCGTCCTCATCGAAGGTTGCCTTGGCGTAGTAGCAATTCTTCAGACCGAAACGTACCTTATTTTTCTTCTTGCTCATAGGGTCAATCCTCACTTTCCGGCTCCTCGGAGCCATTTTCGTTTTCGTCCTCGTACTCGAGGCCTAGCGTCACCTCATAGAGGACCTCATACATCTTTTCTTCCTCGATCCAGACCTCGGATTTCTGGAAGAACATCTCATGCTCCGTGAGGAGCTTCTCCACCCGCTGCTCCAGGGACGGGTCCTTCGCATCCGTGTACAGCTCGATATCCAGCTCATGAAGCTGGTAGTACACGGTATTGTCCGCCCCGAACGGGATGTTTTTCGGATACAGGAAACAAAGAAAAGGCGGCTCCGGAGAGTCCCCTTCCGCAAAATGGTCGTAGGCAATGGGGAGTGAAAGCTCCTCCAGCACCTCGAAGACTTCATTGTGTGTCATAGTCTTTCACCCCTTCACTGCTTTCTCGATCAGGTCCTCCAGCATTTCCTCGCCCATTTCCTCAGCAGGCGCGATATGCGGGATTGCCCGGACCCTTCCGCCGCCGCGTTTGGCATGTCCCTTCTCCAGTAGATGAGCCAGCATGTAGCGGTTTGGGCTGTATACGGTCTGCTGCAGCATGTTGCTGCTCTCAGCCGTGGTCTTGGTCTTCCAGCTCTTGGCGTAGCGGCCGGTGCGGACAGGTGCCGAGGAATTGATCTGCTCCTTCACTGTCTTCGCGGCCTTTCGTACCGCCGACTTCACTCTGTCGGAGGTGAGGTTTGCATATTCCTCCAGGCCTTCATTGATAACTTCCGCCAGCTCGTCCACAGAAATACTCCTGCCCATCATGCGCCTCCCTTCTTCTGAAGCTTGCACACAATGCGGATGGTCTTTTTCTGGTAGTTCATGAAATCCACCGTCTGGATATCATAGGCATCCCCATGAAAAGCGACCCGGTAGTGTGTGCTGTCCAGACATTTAAGTTCCTCGCAGTACCGCACTTCAAAATTAATGGTCCGCTCCTCCGTCGTGGTAGCTGCCTCATTCTCCCTGTCGTACTGGTAGGTACTGGCGTAGGTGAAGCAGGAAAAGTAATCCGTCCAGACGGTCTTTCGGTTGCCGTACTTGTCCGACACCACTTCGCTTTTCTGAATTCTTATCCGCTCATTGAACCTTGCGATCTTCCGCTCCATCAGAACACCCCCTCGCGGACCGAGGACAGGAGGTTGCGCAGCGTCATCACCAGGTCGTGGTGATCCGCCTCTTCCCTGTGCTCATACAGATAGCCGAGGGAATAAAGGACTGCCGTGCGGATAAGGCTTCGAAGCTGCAGGATCTCTCCAACCAGCAGGTCCGTATCCCGGATGGTTATTTCCTCTGTGGTCTCATCACAGAGTTTTTCCCATTCGGTTGCCGTCAGCCGTGCCACATCTTCCGTCAGCTTTTCCGCCGTCAGCAGGAGGCTTCCGATCAGCTCGTCATCCATCCCGCCGTCCACACGGAGATAGGTTTTCGCTTCATCCAGCGCAATCAGGCTCATATCGTCAGCCTCCCTTCATCAGCTCCGGCATACGGGAGGAAGGGGAACATCCCCTTGACCTCCGCATATCCCGGTTTAAGATCAGCCGCTGGGCTCTTCGTCCGGATCAGGAGTCGGAGTCGGCGTGACCTTATTGCCTGCCATCTTCAGGACCTTCACGGACTCGGGCAGGATCAGGCGGCCGTCCACACGCTGGGTGGTCAGGAAACCGACCTGGTCGGTGCGGGCATACAGCTCGTTCAGACGGCGGAAAGTGCGGTTCTGACGGTCAGCAACCCAGTAGTTCTTGAGGTCACCGAACAGCAGAACCTTCTCACCGCTGGCGATGCCGGGCATGAAGGAGCTGGTGCGGATCGGGCGGCCCAGGATGGTATCGGGCTTAGCGATATCCAGTGAGGGCTTCCAGATATAGTTGTCATTCTTGTCCTTCAGCTTCATCAGCTGCAGGAGCAGGGTCTCGTTGCAGACGAACTGGGCGCTGCGGCGATAGGGGCTCTTCAGGCTGTAGTAGAGATCGAAGATCTCATCGAAAGTCACGATGTCCTCAGCCTCAGCCGTCACACCAAGCTCCGCGCCGCCGACATCCGCCAGGATGCCCAGAGGCTTCTTATCTCCGTCGCCGGTGAAGAAGGCACGCTCTTCGGCATTGCCCATGCAGACGCCAAAGCGCTGGGCGATATAGGAAGCCAGGTCAAAGGCGGAATCATGAAGCAGCTCGTTGCTGATCTTGATCATGGTGCCCAGCTTGTAAGCGGACAGCGTGGTCTGACCGAACCTGGTGTTGGTCTCCGGGATCTCCTCACCCTCATCGATCCACTGCGCCTCCATGGTGTCGTTGGCGATGGGGATCTTACGGGTACCGGAGTTCGTGCGGATGACAGTCGCCAGCTGACGGAAGATATTGTTCTCCTCCAGCGCCTGGATGAGCTTACGCTCGAACTCGTCAGGCACGGTATAGCCGCCCTCAGTGTCCTCACCCACAGACAGTGCGTTGCGGACCGCGAACTGGTCGCCCTGATTGCGGATCATATTCCAGAAGGCACCGGCATACTCGTCGGTCGCGGTCGGAATGACATTCTCCGCCTTGCGACTCATGGGTTTGTTGGTGACGGGATGGGTAGTCGGCTGGGAGAGCTGGGCGTCAAAGGCAGCCTGATCTTCCAGACGGGCGATCTCATCACCCAGGGCCTTCACCTCACCAGCCATCCTGTTGTACTGTTCCACGGCAGAGGCTTCGACCAGACCGTTCTCGCCGCGATGCTCTTCCAGGAAAGACTTCGTCTGCTCCCAGAGGGAATTGCGCTTCTCGCGCAGCTGCATAATCTTATTCATGGATTACCTCTTTCTCCGGAGAATCGCTCCGGTCGTTATAATGGATTGGGGTAAAAGAAAAGCCGGGGCAGATCATTTCATCCACTCCAGCCTGTCTTTCAGGATTTCATACGGCACGCTGCCGTCTTCGGTTTTGCCGTCGAGGCCGATGACCGGCACTTTCGGCTTATCCTCCACGGGAGGATCGCTCACCCCTGCCTCGGCAGGTTCCGGTGCCGGATCTCCGGCTTCCGGTTCAGGTTCTTCGTCTTCAGGTTTGCATTCCGCGCCGAGTCGGTTAAGGATGGTTTCACCCATGAGCCGGGAAGAGAACTGCCACATGGCATTCCCCAGCTGGAAGGGCTTCTTCTTTTCTTCCTCGCCGCCTTCTTCGCCTTCATCTGCGCCTTCCTCCTTGTCAGGATCTTCCTCTTCGGGTTCATCCGGCTCTTCCTCCGGCTTTGGCTTGTCTGCAAACAGAATCTCATCGGCAAAGCCCAGCTCCACAGCCTTCTTGGCATTGAGCCAGGTCTCGTCGCTCATGAGCTTACTGATCCGGTTCCGGGAAAGGCCCGTCTTCGCCGTATAGGCATTGATGATGCTTTCCTTGACCTCGTTCAGGGTCGTGATCGCCTTCTCCATATCCTTGGCGTTGCCCATGGCAATGGTGGAAGGATCATGAATCATGAGGAGCGCCGTCGGAGACATCTGCACCAGGTTTCCGGCCATCGCCACAACCGATGCGGCAGAAGCCGCAATGCTGGCGATCCGCACCGTCACGCTGCCGGGATAATCCCGGATCATGGTGTAGATCTCCGCCGCAGCAAATACATTCCCGCCCGGCGAGTTGATCCAGAGGGTAATATCTCCCTCTTCTGCATAAAGTTCATCTCGGAACATCTGCGGTGTAATCTCATCTCCCCAGAAAGACTCCGAGTCAATCGGCCCTTCCAGTCGGAGGACCCTGCCGCCGCTGTCGTCGTGAACCCAGTTCCAAAACTTCATCACTTCGGTTTACCTGCCTTTCTGGGGTCTTTGTCCCCGTCGCTGTGCCTTGCGCTGCGCATGGCGCTCGGCATGATTTTTACTGCCATCGGATTCCTCCTCTCCTTCCTCCGGTGTGTTTTCCTCGAGCTCTTCCGGATCTTCCTCCGGCTCTTTCTGCTGTTTCTCCTGTTCCGCCACCTGGTTTGCGCCATAGGCAGAACCCGCATCCTTCAGCTTGGTATAGGAACCGTTCAGGTAATAGTCATCCCCGCCTTCTTCGGCAGGGATCAGGTCCATGTTTTCCAGCCTGCGGATATCGTTGGGAGAAAGAAAGCCGTTCGAGAAGCCCACCGCATAGCCGTTCATACGCGACTGATAATCACCGCGCATGAGGCCGTCCACATTGAATTTCGGGAAATACTGATCCTGCTCTTCTTCGATCAGAACATCCTTGATAAGGGCCTGCTCGATGCGGATCAGCCAGGGCATAATGGTGTGCATCACAAAATCAATGGACTGATGCTCGATATTGTTGAAGGTTGCCCGCTTCAGGTCCTGGACCATATGCGGAGGAACACGGAAAATACGACAGATCTCTTCCACGCCAAACTCCCTGGTAGAAAGGAACTGACTGTCTTCCGGAGGCAGGCTGATCGGTTTATACGCCATGCCCTCTTCCAGCACAGCGACCTTGTGTGCATTGCCTGCGCCGCCATAAGCGTTCATCCAGTTATCCCGTATCTTCTGTGGATCCTTTAGCACACCTGGATGCTCCAGTACACCAGCCGGTTGAGCTCCATTCTTAAAGAAGGAGCTGCCGTACTTTTCCACCGCCAGTGTGGTGCCAAGAGCGTTCTTCATCATGGCAATGGGGCTGAAGCCTACCAGGCCATTGAAGCCGAGACCTGGGATATGCAATATCTCGTCCCGTTGGAAGATGATATCTTTATCATGCTCGCCGGGAACTTCATCCGTGTAGGCATGGTAGGTATAGAAAAGCTCTCCGTTCTCTGCCCTGTCGATCTCCACGTTTTCCGGAAGAAGCGGATACAGTCCCAGGATGCCATTCTTCCCATCCCGCACAATCTGTGCGTAGGCGTTGCCCCACAGGAGCAGGTGCATCATCATGGCTTCCCGAAAGGAAAAGCTCGTCATCTCCGGATTGGCCTGCCGGTACAGGATCTTATACAGCGGATGATCCGTCGCCCGTTCCTTGCCGTCACCTTTCTCGGTGAACTTGTACAGGTGAAGCGGTAGACTTGCTACCGTCTCCGCTAGCAGCCGCACACAGGCATACACTGTGGCAATCTGCAGGGCGGACTTCTCATCCACCCGTTCTCCGCTGAGCGTTTGCCCGAAGACAAAAATACCGCCCGAATCCCGGACGTTATCTTCAATCTTCGGCAGCTCCGTTTCAGGAGCATCTCTTGGCTTACTGAAGCCAAACCATTCTCTCCAGCCCATTTAGTCCTCCTTAGAATACCCAAAGTCCATGCTCAGGATCGTCATACACGCTGCCCTGCTGTTCATGTCGGATTGCCCGGTCCAGGCCCATAATCAAAGCAACAATACCGTCGATCTTCTCCGTGCTCTTTTTCTTGCTGGGCTTGATATTCTCCGCTGCGTCAATCTCAGCGACCACATTGCCTGCCATCCAGCGAAGCACCGGATTCCCACCGTGGATGATCTTGCCTTCCAGCAGGAGCTTATACAGTTCCTTCATGCCGGGGCTCATATCTTTAAAACCCATGCCGATAGGCACCATGGTAAAACCGTCACCTTCCAGATCGGTGATCAGCTGTGTCGCGTTCCAGCGGTCCACTCCGATTTCTCGAATATTAAACTGAGTGTGCAGGTCATTGATTGTCTTCCTCACGAAGTTATAATCAACAACGTTTCCCTCCGTCACATGGAAAAGGCCCTGCTTCTCCCAGACATCATAGGGAACGTGATCCCGCCGCACCCGCAGATCCAAGGTCTCTCTTGGCAACCAGAAATGCGACACCACGATGTATTTATCGTCTGCGTGCTGTGGCGGGAACACCATGACAAAAGCCGTGATGTCACTGGTGCTTGACAGGTCCAGTCCGCAGTAACATTCACGGCCCTTCAGGCGATCTGTATCTATTGGGATGTCTCCTTGATCGTAGATATGCTCCGGTATCCAGGCTACCGTACTACCCACCCACTGGTCGAGGCGGAGCTGACGAAATACATTCTCCTCGGCAGGGTTCTGCAGGGCTTCCCTGTGGGCATCCCTTACGCGATCGATCTGAATGGTGTATCCCAGAGAGGGATTTGCCTTGTACCAGGCTTTCTCATCATTCCAGTCCTCACCATCATCCAGTCCGTAGATGACTGGATAGAAAGAAGGATCGATGCGTTTGCCTTCCAGGATGTCCTTTGCCTTGGTATGGTACTCATAGCAGATGCTGTTCCGGTCCGTACCGGCTGTTGTAATCAGGAAGTACAGCGGCTGGGTTCTGGCATCACCGGAACCTTTGGTGAGCACATCCACCAGGTTGCGGTTGGGCTGGGCATGCAGCTCGTCCAGAACGAGACCAGACACATTCAGGCCATGCTTGGTTCCGACCTCTGCGGAAAGCACCTGATAGAAACCGGCATTAGCGTAGTTGATGATACGCTTGGTCGCTCCCATCAGCTTGGATCGTTTGTTGAGCGCCGAGGTCATTTCCACCATACGCTTGGCCACATCAAATACGATGGATGCCTGCTGCCGATCCGCCGCCGCACCGTACACTTCCGCAGAAGGCTCATTGTCCGCATAAAGCAAATACAACGCCACCGCTGCTGCCAGCTCACTCTTTCCGTTCTTTTTGGGGATCTCCACGTAGGCTGTACGGAATTGGCGTGTCCCATCCTCCCTTACGATTCCGAACACATCCCGAATAATCTGTTCCTGCCATGGAAGGAGCCAGAACGGTTTCCCGCTCCAGCGGCCTTTGGTGTGTGGAAGCATCTCGATGAAGCGTACTGCCTTGTCTGCTTTGGCTGAATCGTAATGAGAGTCAGGCAGCATGAATCGGCTGGGTCGGTAATCCTTCAGTTTTGGATACCCCTTCGGTCTCTCCCTCTCCATCAGTTGCCTCCCAACAATTCATCCATCTCATCCACAGCACCGCCATCGCCGTTCCCGGCAATGATGCGGGATCGTGCCGCAGGTGTCAGACCGAACTGTTCAGCAAACTGATTCATAAGGCGAAGGTACTGCTGCGCTATACTGATATAAGGCACCTGCTGCGGATAGCCCGAAGGAGTGCGGATCACCAGACCACGATCTGTAATCCTCTCCTCCGCCTGCTTCCATCTGGCATATGCCTGGCAGTAACCGGCAAAGGCAGCCATATCTACCTCAGTAAGCACACCAAGGGCTTCCATCTTTTTTGCAAGTCGCCGCCATTCTTTTTTTGCTTCAGGCTCCAGCCACTTGGGGCAAGGAGGAGCTTTTTTCTGAGGCTTAGGTTCTTTATCGTTCAGGGCACGCTTGCCAGGATTACCTTCCAGTTCCTTGATGGCAGTAGGCGTCGGTTTTCTTCCCTTAGTCGCCATATCTGATCCCTCCTTCCCGTAAAATGGCGTAAAGAAAGGACCTGCGGAATAGCTCCACAGATCCTCGCGCACTTCTGATGCTATCACTATATCAGAAACTTCAATATCATTTGTCCACGATTTTACTCATCAACGGTTTCATTCGTTAGGAGTCTTCACATGACCGTCGTGCGGGTTTCCCGCGCTCCTTGCAGTTCAGGGTGTTCCGATGCCGCCAATTCTATCCCCAGTGTGTGTTTTGTTGAGGCGGTTCCGGCTCCGCCTTCTTTCGACGATACCATGATATCAAATTTTTCAATACGGTTAGTCCACGATTTTACTCACGAAAAAAGCCTGCAGAACTTCATCTGTAGGCTCAGAACAATTCGTCGATCTTCCTATACTCTTTCTGGAGTCTTTCAACTTCCTGGGCAATACACTGCCTGCGGAATCCGTTCTTGCAGGCTTTGCCTTCCTGCATTAGCCGCTTAATCTCTTCTTTGCGCCGGGTCAGTACCTCGATTTCATTGCCCTCAAGAGCATCCTTGTAATCTCGTTCAAAGGTTGTCATCGTTCCGCCCTCCTCACTGTGCCATGCCCCATGCAAGGGCGTGGCCGTTATCCGCGAACATCTCGGCGCTGATGGCGCTCAGCCTTATCTCGCCTTCGCAGGTATGATCTGCCGTGGTATATTCGTAAACCGCGCCGAAGTAGCTGTTCTGGTTCCGGCCGCTGTAGTAGTATCCAGCCAGAAGAATCCTGTTTCCGAAGTTTACTGTGCAGCTCCAGCTGCAGGCAAGATTTTCAGGGGTTGTGGTCTCCGGCAGGCGGTAGGTGCGGGCGCTCGTTTCAAGGTTTGTCATGGTCTTTCTCCTCCGTTTTCTTTGGTCTTTTGCCCTTCGGCATGTGTATATATCACTCTACTCGGGAGAAATAGCAAGTTATTTCTGCGATATAATATGCACAAATATCTGCGGCAAAAACTGTACTTCCTACTACGAGCAAAAGACCCTTTATAGGGGCCTTCCGCCGGGCAGCTGCCTCATTCATTCAGCAGGTACCTGTAGGTTCCTTTCGGATTCTGCGTGGTCTGCTCATCGTCCAAGAGCCGCAGGGTAGCGTCAAACCGGCGCTTCAGTTCCTGTTTGATCAGGCATTGCGTACGTATCCGATCTTCCTGGTTGATCCGGCCCGTCTCCCAGGCGTAAGCCTCAATCAGCTCCTCGGTGGTCCAAAGCCTGTAATCACAAATCCCTTCTAACCTTGCTCTGCTTGCCATGTTCGTCTCCTCCTCATTCAAATGGTAATGGCTCGTCGTCCAGTTCGCTGCCTTCGTATTCCTGTTCCAGTCTTTTCAGATCTTCCTCGTCCGGCTGCGGTTCCCAAAACCTGCTCGGCAAGTCGTACCTGTCGCCGTATCCCAAGTCTCGTCTCTGCTCCGTCATTCCTGCGCCCTCCTTATGCTCTTTCGACTTCAACCAGCCAGCTGGCTTCCGGGTGCTTTTCGCCGGTGGCCTTCTCCAGGATGCTGGTGTCTTCTTCGATGTAGCAAAGGTGCTTTCCGACTTTAACCAGCAGGACCTCTTCGTATCCGGGAAGGTTGGTGCGGATCACCTTGGCGTTTCTGCTCTCGCCGTCGTAGCTCTTGCCGTCCCAGCCATTGAAGGTGAAGCGGATGCTCTCGCGGGTTTTGAAGAAGTGTGCCTCGAAAGTCTCGCGGGTGATGCTGGTGTTGTAGTTTCCAAGCTTCATCAGGTTTCTCATCGTGTATGCGTTCGTCATGGTCTGTGCCCTCCTAAGTCTTTGTCGTTTGCCTTTCGGCATGTACATATATCACTCTGAAGCCGAATAATAGCAAGTCAATTCTGCGATATGTCCGGACATAATGTACACAAAGATTGGCGGGCAATATTGTGCATATACGACCAAAGGAGCCTCCCGGCTCCATGGTGGTCTGAGGCGAGTGTTTATCAGTTCAGCTGGAAGCGGATGCCCATGATCTGCTCCTCTTTTTCTTCGCCCCAGCGCGTGTCCTTCTTTGTGATGGTGCAAAGCCCAAGCATCGTGCAGCCTTCTGCAGCGTAGCCATGCAGGTCTTCCATGAGGCCAGTTGACTGGTTGGTGACCACCAGGATCTGAATACCTGCCTTCCGGAGGGTGTCGATGAAGTCGTGGCGCTCCCTTTCCCAGGTGAAGTCGTCCATGATCACCTCGTCGGTGTCGCTGTAGCGCCAGGCTCTGTAGGCCTTGCAGGATCCTGCGCTGATCGGGTACTGGAAGGTTTCTTCTTCCTCTTTGTACCAGGCCTTCAGCTCCTCGCTGTCCCAGCCCTTGGTGTCGATGATCTGCTGCTTCAGCGCCTTGTGCGCTTCATGCTTCTGTTCAAAATCGCGGGCGATGCGGTCAAGCTCTGCAAAGTAGGCGTTTTCTTTCTTCATGGTGGAATCCTCCTCGTTTGTTTTCTCTGCCCTTCGGCATGTACATATATCACTCTGAAGGCAGATAATAGCAAGTACTATATCGCAGGATTCGCGCCAT